TCGGCGGCAAGGCGATGTTGGTCAGCGGCATCGAATCACCCTCCGTACGGGTACACCTGGGACACGACCGAGCCGAGCCCGCGCGTCCCGTAGCCGGACATGCCGGCGGCCTGGGTTGCCTGGTACATGGCGTTCATCGCCATCTGCTGGATCTGAGCGTTGTTCGACGCGAGCCCCGACATGATCTGGTTGACGGACATGGCGTTCGACATGCCGAGGTTCTGCAAGCCCTTCTCGAGCGCCAAGCGCATCTGGTCAGCGGACAGGCCGAGCTTCGATGCCTGGATGTCGAGCTGGCGGTTCGCGATCTGGACGCGCTGCTCGTCGTTGCCGATCCCACGTTCCTTCACGTCGAGACGCTGCGAATCGAGGTCCGCGTTCGCGACGTCACGATCGAAGCCGGCGATCTGCTTCGCGTACCCGGTGCGGGCCTGGTTGCCGGCGTTGAGGGTGTCGCCGTAGATGTTGGCGTTCTCGAACTGGCGCATCGGCGAGAACCAGGCGCCGTTCGCGGTGGACTGGCTGTTGTTCTGCACGGTCCGGTACACGCCCTGGCGCATCGCGTCGTAGAGCTGCTGGCCGAGCGTGTCACCCGCGTAGCCGCGCATCTTGTTCGTGTAGTCCTGGGTGACCCCGATCCCCTGCCGGTCGATGCCGATGCCCTGACGTTGCAGCGCCAGGTCCGACATCTTCAAGTTGTTCAGGTCACGTTCGGTGCCGAGGTTCGCGTAGTCGAGCTGGTTGCCGGCCATCCCGAGGTTGTAGTTGCGCTGCGCGAACCCACGCTGCGCCGCGTAGTCCTGGCCCTCGAGTCCGAGCCGGGCACCAGCGAGCGCGTTCTGTCCTTGCAGGCCGGCGATCGCCGGCGCCTGGCCGGCCATGTACGAGTTGAACAGGTTGGTGAGATCCTGGGCACCGGACCCGACCTGGCCGGTGATCGCGCCGAGACCCGACGTCCCACCGTCACCACCGCCACCAGCAGCGCCGGCGATCCCCTGACCGCTGGGGATCTGACCTGACGTCCCCGACCCGACCTTGCCTGTCGCGCCACCGAACGTGTTGCGTCGACCTGGGCCAGCGGGAAACGACAAGACGGGAGCACCGGTCAGTGGCATCAGAACACCCCCCACGCTTCGATCGGGTACTGCGGGTCGTAGATGATCTGGGAGGGCTGATCGGCGACGTAGTTCTGGTTCGACGCCGACGCGATCGCCGACAGGTTGTCAGTGAACCGGGCGAGGGCACCCTGCGCCGAGTTCACGTCGCGCGCCATGCGGAACGCCCGGTACTCGGCGAAGTCCAAGGCGACATCTTCCCAGCCGTACGGGAGCGACAGGTTCGTCGCGTCCGCGGAACCATCGGTCGCGAGATCAGCCGGCAAGTAGTAGTAGAACACCTTGACGGTGCCCGTCGAGCTCGGCGTCGGGAACAGGACGATGTTGTGGGCCGACCCACCCGGGTAGCCGTCGACCGTCCAGAACTCGGGGCGGCCCTGCTGGGTGACCTGAGACCAGCCCCAGATCCGGTCCAGGTTCTCGCGCTGGCGGTACTCGAGCGGGACCCGCTGCCCCGACGCGGACGTGTACCACTCGGCCTTGCGGATCCGGACGAGATCGGTGGGCAGAGTGCCCGACTGGGTGCCAGCCGAGATCGACACCGTCCCCGTCTTCTCCATGCACTCGGCACGGCGGGCGACCTCGCGCACACCCCGGTTGATGCAGCGGCGCAGCGCGACGTTCGTCCACACCCCCGACGACTCGTCCCCGGGGGCTTCGTCGAGGCGGTCGCGGAGATCAGCCATCGCCTCACCAAGCGTCATCGTCGCCATGTGGCGATGGTACTACGGGGCTGGGCGGGTCAGGTGGCTGCGTCCAGAGCGCCCTACCGCTTGACTGCGACTTCTTCGACGGCGAGCGCCACGTCAGCCTCAGCGATGACGCCCTTGTCGAGCAGGACGGCCTTGAGCGAGTCGGCTTCGGCGGCCTTCGCTTCGAGCGCGGTCAGGCGGGCTTCGATGGGGTCCGGTTCGGGGTCGGCGGGTGGGGTGACGACGACAGCGGTGCCGTTCCATGACGCGCGGCCTTCGCGGAAGGCGTCCCATTCGTCGGCGGTGAGCGGGACTGCGGTCATGGTCTTGGGGAGCGGTGACGCGAGGACGGTGCCGGTGGAGTAGGGGACGCCGTCGCGCAGGACGAGGTAGGCGGTCATGGGTCATCCACTCCTGGGGATCGCGCAGATGGACGCGTCGACGTAGTAGGCGCCGGTCGAGCCACCGCTGTTCGAGCAGCGGGCAGCAAGGCGGACCCCGGCCGGGAGCTCGACGGGGTAGGTGGTGAGCAGGTGGTTACGCAACACCAACTCCTGAGTTGACGTGGTGAACGACAGGTTCGGGATCGCCACGACCTCGGAGCCGGCGGCGCCGTAGCCGATGTCGACGAGCACGGTGCCACCCTGCGCCGACGTGTTCCCAGCGTTCTGGATGCCGACAGCGAGCGCCGAGATGGGTCCATCGGTGGCGGCCGTGAGTTGCGACCAGGCGCCCTTCGCGTTCGCTGCGCCCGGGACGAGGGTCACGCCGAGCGACGTGGACGTGTCGGGGCCGTAGGCCCAGGTGAACGGCGCCGGCTTCGTCGCTGCACGCGTCGTGGAGGTTGGCCCGAAGAAGGTCCAGTAGGTGTTGAGCGTCACGGAGGTGCGGGCCGACTGCCAACGGACAGCGACCCGGGACCCCTTCGCGATGAACAGCGGCAGATCCCACACGGGGAAAGAGCCGAGCGTCGATGAGGTAGAACTGTTCCCAACGGCGAGGTTCGGGACGACGACCACCTCTGCGCCAGCCGCACCAACACCGATGTCGAGCAGGCTGGCCGTGTTCGACCCCGACACGGCCGTGTTCGAGGTCTGCATGATGACCCGGTACACGTCCGACGTGGTCGCTGCGACGATCTCCACCCACGAACCCTTCGTGTGGGCGGTGCCGCCCGACGTTGGCGCCACCGCCGCGCTGTACGCGTTCGAGCCGGTGTCGGGCTGCGTCGCCGGCCAGAACCCACGGGCCCCCCAGCGATGTGCGGCGGTGCGCCCGTTCGACACCCCTGCCGGGGTCAGGACCCGGGTCACGGCTTGTCCACCCGGGACACGAACCCGTAGATGATGCAGTCGTTCGCTTCGTCGGCCCACGCCTTGATGACGAGGCTGTTCATGATCGGCAGCCGATCACACACGAGGACCGGGCCGACCTTGCACGGCACCGGCACGATGATCAGGTTGTCGGGGTCGGTGGTGCCGCCCCACTCGATCGTCAGCGTGCGCGTCTCGCCGTCGGCGTCGTTGTTCTGCGCGTACAGGGTCACGAGGTCGATGTCGCCCGCCCCGGAGGTCGCCGTGTGAACGGTCACCGAGGAACCGGTAGCGGTACCGGTCACCTTGACACCCTTGCCGTCGGTCGAGCCCGACAGCTTCTCGATCGTGTAGGCGTCAGCCATGTCTCAGCCTCCGTAGGCGATCTGTGCGGCCAGGTCGAGCCCGCCGCCCGATGACGGGGTCGACCACGTGCCGTCGCCGCGCAGATAGGTGGTCGACGATGGGGTGCCAGAGGCGTTGACCGCGGCGACCGGGATCGTCGTGTTGCCGAACCGGGCAGCGGGGACCGAGCCGGCCGACAGGTCCGACGCCGAACCCGAGGCCGCGATCGCGGCAAGGCCGAGGGCGGTGCGGGTCGCCGCGGCGTCGGCGAGCGCGAGCAGCGACCGGCCGAACGTCGTCGTGGTGAGGGCGGCGATGGCGGTGAGGTCGCTGTCGAGAGGCTGGAACCCGGAGTCGACGGCGGCCTTGGAGTAGATGTCGGTGCCGATCACCAAGCCGGCCGAGGACCGCAGCGCCGCAGCGTCAGCCAGCGCGAGGAGGCCCCGCCCGAACGTCGTGGTCGACAACGCTGCGATGGCGGTCAGGTCCGAGTCGAGGGGCTGATAGGTGCTGGCGGTGACGCCGACCGTCACGGTGGACCCGGCGCCGCCGTCGGTGATGGTGATGCCGGTGCCGGCGGTCAGGACCCGCTCATCAGTCAGGGTGCCGTTCGTGCCGAGCGTGACGTAGGACGCGTCAGTCGGAGCCCCACCGCCGCCGCCGGGACCACCGGGTGGGCCAACGTTCTCGACGCCTTGGAGGATCGTGGCCCGATTCTCTGTGAGCGTGATCGTCGACGACGTTTCAGCGAACTGGATGATCGACACGCCGGTCACGACGTCACCTGACCTCGGACCAGAACCTTGCCTTCGGTCAGGGTCGTCACCGCCCCCGACACGGTCTGCTGGAAGTCGTAGACCAGCTCCGAGTTGGTCGAGCTGATGGCACCGGTGACGGTACCGGTGAGTGACAGGACGACGATGCACTCCTTGGAGAACGTCACGTTCTCACCGTCAACCTTGAAGGTCATGTCGGCCGCAGGGTTCGCGCACGTGAACGTCGCGACGAGGGTCCCGTTCAGGTTCGACTTGGCCTTCGCCGCGAACGTGTAGCCCGATGAGACGTCGCGTTCGGTGCCGTCCGCTTCGAGAAACACGAAGCAGTGCGCGTAGTCGTCACCTCGGTAGATCGGGTCGATGTCGTGCGCGACGGGTTCGGCCACGGGATGCCCGATCAGACCGCGGGCCAAGGCTTGCGGGCCATGACCGACCAGCCGCCACCGGACCCGACGAGACGGACGCACTGCTTGCCGGCGGTGGATCCGGGGGTCGCGTCGGCCGGGACCGGGGGAACCGGCACCGTCATCGACTGGTTCGGGAGCAGCACGAACAGGTCGTCGCCTGCCGCGGCCGGCGTCGTCGACGAGTTCACGTTGAAGTACAGCGTGTTCGTCCCGTCACGGTTCGTGACGGTCACCGCGTCGATGACCTGGGCGAACTCGGCGAGGTCGGCCGTCGTCGTCGAGAACGTCTTGTGGCGGGCGACGAGGATGCCGGTGTAAGAGGCCATGAGCCCGAGTGTAGATCACCCACCACCCGTGCAACAGGCTTGGGCGGCGTCGACCTCGGTGACAGTGATGTTCACGGTCACGTCGACGTTCGTGGCCCCGATGTTGGTGACGCGGTAGCCGATGTTTGACGCCGACGAGATCGTGCAATGATCGGCGAGCAGGATGCCTTCGCCGTCGGCGAGGGTCATGCGGATCAGCGACGAGTTCGTCCCGGTCTGGTCCGATCCGGCGATCGTGAACGCCCCGTCGAGCTCGACGAGCCCGGCGCCGCCGGTGTTGTTCTGCACCCAGATCCGGGCGTGAGCGACGACGAACGAAGCAGTCCACCCGGCCGCTTGGGCGTCGACGGTCGTGTCGATCGAGTACGAGTCGACAGCCCCGTTGTAGACCAGGCAGCACGCCGAATGCGGAAGGGACGCAGAACCGAAGCAGTCGTTGAGCCGGACGAACCGGACCCAACGCTCGACCTCCAAGAAGTTCTCCTCCATCCACTTCGCGCCGACCGCGTCAGGGACCGTGCCGAGCAGCAACGCCGCGATCGCCTGCTTGTGGGGGATGCGAAGATCGCACGCCGAGTTCGACGTGTCGCTGAGAGCCACCATCACGCCTCCCGGGAGCGAGGCACGTTCGCAACCTCGAGCCAGGTCAGCTCGTAGCCGTGCACGGTCGGAGCGGGGACATCGGTCTGATTCGAGTCGGCGTTGATCGTCACGGTGACGCCGGTGCCACGCTGGCCGAACTTGTTGGGGAACCGGACGGCGCGCGACTCGCCCTTGCCGAGCGTGACGGTCTGAGAGATCGGCTCACCCGAATCCGACGACAGGGTCACCGTGATCGTCGACGTGTCGTTGTGGGCGAGAGCGGACACGACGACCTCGTCGACGCGCACCGACTGGTCGAGCGAGAACGCGTGCGGGACCGACTGCCACTGGTAGGACTCGCGCGGCGTCTGCATGTCGTACTCGTACAGGACCGTCGACGTCATCGCATCCGCATACCCTGACGGCGCGCCCCACGCCCACCGGCCCGTCCAGTCCGTCGTCCACCAGTGCATGTCACGCGACGCGCCGAGGATCTGGGTGGGCGGGTCGAGCCGCCACCACGTAGGCCCCTGGTTGTCGGTGCCGCCCTCGGTGTCGCACACCCAGTTCGACGGGAACAGCACGTACTTGCCCCATCGCGCGCACGACGTCTCCGACGTCCCCCAGTCGTTCGCGGTCTGCGCGCCGTTCGCCGGGTTCAACGCGGCGGGCCGCCAGAAGTTCGGCTGCATGTAGCGGGCGATCTCACGTGACGAATCGCCTCCCTCCCACACCCAGACCGTCCCGTTGTCGACCGGGTACACGACCCCGATCGGGGAGAGCGCCCCCTGGTTGAGCGCGAGGCCCGGGGACTGGACGTAGGGCTTCGGGTCGGCGCGAAAGGCGTTGAGGTCACCCTGCAGGACCAGAGCCCCGCCGGCCCGCTTCATCAACAGGAGGGTGTCCGAGGTGAGCGAGTACGCCCATTCGTAGCCGTGGGACTGCTCGACGAACGCGACCGTCTTCTCGTACGCGGAGAGCAGCGCGTCACGGGTCTGCAGGTCATTCACGGCGGTCCAGTAGAACGCCTCGTTGTCGGGGTGCACCGTCGACGTGTTCGCGCCGCGCGACACGAGCGGGAAGATCACGATGCGGCCCTGATGGGCGACCATCTTGTTCGGCGGATAGTTCGTCGTGTCCGCCGGCATCGCCTTCGTCGACGTCGTCGTCGGGGTCGACTCGTCAGGCGAGTAGTAGGCGAGCTCGGCGAACACGAACGCGACGACGACCGGGCCGGGGGCGCTCGAGTCGGCGTGGTTCGATCGGCTGTTCGCGAACTCGCATCGCTTCGGGCGGACCGCCGAGTCGTAGGTGCCCGAGATGTCCGAGGTGTGCACCGTCTCCCATGCCGGGGTCGTGCGATGCCGGTGGTAGCGCGCGACACGGCGATGGAACTCGTTGGCGTTGTTGTCCCACCACTCGATGCCGACCCACAGCTCCGAGTTGCACTGGTCGGCACCGGCGACCGTCGCGTTGCCGACCGCGGTGCTGTACACCGGATCGTTCGAGAAGATCCCGCAGATGCGGAACTCCGAAGAAGCGAGGGTGTCGCTGCCGTTGTAGCCGGTGAGGGTCGCGCCCGCCGCGATCTTGTCGACCATCTTCGGAGCCGGGATCAGTGACCCGTCACGCCGAGTCCAACACCCCCACGTGCCGGCATCGGACGCCGCACCCGGAGGGGTGAGCGGGGTCTGGATCTGGTGGATGCCCGCCGAGAAGTCAGCGACCCGGTACGGCTGACGCGGCGGATCTTCCTGAACGGCCATCCCGCCAGGCTACGGCTTCGTCGCGACGAGGGTGACGACCCAAGCGATCACCGACACGAGGAGCGTGAGCGACGCGGTGAGGATCGACACGACGACCCGGGTCGTGTTCGTCGACATGCGTTCGCGGGTCTTCGCAAGCTCCTGGGTCAACGACTCGGCGATGTGCGACAACGTCTCGACCTTGTCGGCGAACGTCGCCTCGAGCTCGTCGATCTGGCCGGCCAGCCACTCGCCGTGGTGCTCCGGTGCGACGGTGCGGATCTCGTGAACGCGCGACATGACGGGCTGGTCTCCAATCGGCAACGGTGGGGTGATGGTCAACCCTTGGCGTCCAAGAGCTTCTTGAAGATCGGCCCCCAGCGGGTGTCCTGGTTCACGAACTCCTGCTGCAAGGCGGCCAGGTCGAGGCGGTCGTCCTCGGCGTCGGCAGCGATCAGGAACGCCTTGAGGCGGGCGTCGGCGTTGGAGAACTCGGTCTGCACCACGTCGCGCACCACGTCGCGCAGCTCGTCCTTGGTTGCCATGTCGAACCAGTCCTCTGTCTCGGGATCGGGGGATGGGGCGGGTCGTCCGGGGAAGCGGCCGGCGGCGAGGGCGGCTTGCAGCAGCGGCAGACCGTCGGCGTACGACGACGACCCGGCGGGCTTGTAGGCGAAGTGCAGGTGGGCTCCCGTGGAGGCGCCGGTCGAACCCACGTAGCCGATGAGCTGGCCGGCCTCGACCCAGCCATCGGGGTCGCGCACGAACACCGACTGATGGCCGTAGCCGTAATACGAGCCGTCGGCGGCAGCGAGGCCCGACCAGTTGCCACCGCCGTAGATGTCCCACCCCATCGAGATCCGGCCGGACGCCACTGCGTAGAGCGGGGTCCCGGTCGGGGCGCCGAGGTCGACGCCGCCGTGGAACGAGTTTCCGATGACACGGCCGAGGGGGTCGACGCGGTAGCCGAAGGGGGAAGTGACCGGGTACTCGCGCTCGAGCGGGTACAGGATCGCGGGGGCCATGACCGAATCGTACCTTCGTCAGTCCGACCGGCGAGCGATGCAGGCAGCGTCGAACAGGACACGCTGCGCGTCGATCTCGGCTTCGAGCCGGCGGCGTTCGGTGATGTGCTCGCGGGCTTCGATCGCCGAGAACCGTTCGGCCTGGGAGTGGCTGTAGCCCATCTCGATCGCTGAGATGTAAGCGTCGTCGCGGGCCTGCCACTCCATCGTCGCCGCCGCGTGCAGCTCGCGGTGCAGGCGCGCGAGGCGGTCGGCGATCTCGTCGAGGGTCACGGTGGGCCGGCCGGGTTGGTCAGCCGGCGTTCGACTTGACCAACGACGCCGAGTCGGCGGTGCCGCGCAGGGTCGCGAACGCGGCCTTGAGCACGGCGAGGCCGGCCGGGATCGCCGACCACGCCGCGGTCTGCCAGATCGTCCAGTCGACCGCCGGCGTCCACGACACGATCAGGAACGCGAAGAACGCCTCGAAGTAGGTGGCGACCGCACGCTCCGCGGTGTCACGGGCCCACTTCGCGATCGAGACGGTCTCGAGGTTGTCCATCGGCTGCGGGGGGAGGTTCACGTCACGACTCCTTCACGGTTGCCGCACCCCGCCGGGTGCGGGCCTTCGCCTTCGCCGCCTCGAGCCGGGCCTTCGGGTCGGTGGGGACGTCGTCGTCGTCGCCGGTGCGGAACAGCTCGGTCACGTTCGGGTCCAACACGTCGACCTCGGACCCATCGGTCGCGATCGGATCGGCGTCGAGGTCATCGGAGTCGACGCGCGGGTTCGGCTCGGGGGCGATGATGTCGGCGACGGACTGCGGGGACTGGATCGCGAGCTTCGACTGCAGGTCGGCGAGCTGGTTCGTGAGCGCTTCGACCTGCATCTTGAGGCCAGCCTGTTCGGCGGACGCAGCCTGATCCATCGGCGACGGCATCTTGCCCCACGGGTCGTCGATCACCATTGGGACCCGCTGCGGGTTCGCGCCGAGGGTCTGGACGATGACCCGTGGCAGGTTCGGGTGCCGGTACTCGACGGGGACGCGCGGCGTGTAGGCGCCCGTGGAGGACGGCTCGTAGGGCCGCGGCGGCGTCTTGTGGTGATCCTCGGGGAGCTCGCCGGTCATCAGCTGCTCGTCCGCGTACAGCGGGGAGCCGAGCAGCCCGTACTTGCCGGCGATCCGCTCGACCTCCTGGGTGCGGAACTTGACGTCCATGTCGTCGGGGGCGAGATCCTGCAACGTCGGGTCGCCGAACCACAGCTTCGCTGCCGGCCACGGCACCGCGAGCTGGGCGCCCGGTTGGATCACGTACCGCTGGCCGGCGTACTTCGCGGCGAACGGACGCTCCCCGACGTTCGTGACGGACACGACGTCATGGTCCTGCAGGTCGATCGACATGGATATCTCCATCCTTGGGTGGGCGAGAGCTTCGGGGCAACAGCGGGCGAGGGCGGGCGAGGGCGGGCGAGGGCGGGGCTACGGGAGCCCGACGACCTTGCCGCGGAACACGACGGCGGAGAGGTCGGTCGCCGCGGTCACCTCGGCCATCGCGGCGCCGTCGACGGTCGTGTCGACCCAGTACGCCTTGACCTTGCTGTTCGCGTGGTCGTACTCGGGGACGTAGCCGGCGTTCGGCTCGAGGGCGAACTGGACGATGCGTGACAGGCCCAGTGACGCGGCGGTGACGGACTTGCCGCCGGCCGCGTAGGACGAGTCCATCGTCACCGTGACGATCTTGGCGACGTTCGGCCCGTCGGGGCCGAGCTCCTGCACGACGGCTACCGTTGCTACCATGGGTCACTCCCTGTCGGTGGCGAAGCGAGGCGATCGGGTCAATCGTAGGCGAAGCGGGCCGTCTTGTAGTGGACGACCCGGGTGGCACGATCCAACAGGATCTCGGCACCCAACGCACGGGCACGGAGACAGAACCCGACGTCCTCGCCGAGATGGGTGCGATCGGCGATCGGCTCGTAGAACCAGGGGCACGGCTGGTCGTAGAACTGGGCCATGTAGGTGAGGAACTGGCGCGAGATTGCCACGAACCCCATGCCGACCACGTCGACCGGCAGCGGGTCGTAGGAGGCCCGCACTTCGGTTTCTTCGATCGCCACCATCTGCGTGCCTTCGGGGCGGGCCCGGTCGTACCGGTAGGCGACCGTGAACGTCCGGTCCGGGTTGCCGTTCAACGGCGTCTTGTAGCAGCCCGAGACGATGTGGCAGCCCCGGTTCACGGCGAGGTATAGGACACGGGCGATGTCGAGCCGGGTGAACTCGACGTCGGAGTCGACGCAGAAGAAGAAGTCGGTGTCGTGGTTCGCGAGGTACTGGGCGACAGCGTTGTTGCGGCCGTCGTCCAAGTACGGGCCCGACGGGACGAGGTCGTGGGCGTCGATGTAGATGCCGTCGGAGAAGTTGCCGTTGCGTAGCGCCTCGTTCGCCGACCCGATCGTCGCGAGCTTCAACCCGTCGCCGGAGATCGTCGACAGGGTCGCCGTGATCGGGTGGTCGACGTGCACGGTCCCGTCAGCGTCACGTTCGATGATCGGCCACGCGACGTCGAGCGTGGGGAGGGGCGGGCGCGCGTCGGGGTCGGGCGGGGCGTTGGTTCCATCCATGCCAGCAGTCTAGGTCGGGACGCGCCACGGCCCAGGCATCGTGGCCCGGGCCGTGTGCTCGCTGTCGCCCCGAAGCGACTGTGGGACTGGGACCGGTGGGTCAGAAGCCCTTGCAGACCCAGATGTCGACGGTGTTCGACGAGGAGGCGTTGATCGCCACCCCGATCACCTCGCCGGCCGCGGGGGAGGCCGTGGCCGACACGTAGCCGGCGGTGGTCACCGACCGCTTCACGATGTCGCCGGCGGCGACGGAACCGGCGGCCGGCACGTTCTCGGCGATGCCGTAGTACACGACCTTGGCTCGGCCACCGCTGGTCGCGTCCTTGATCGCGACACCGACGCACAGGGAGGCGGTGCCGTTCGTCGCGGCGGTCGCGACCTGGCCGTCGGTGCCGATCGCGACGACCTTCGGGGCCGTGATCGCGGCCGACGCCTTGAACTCGCCCTCGAGTGAGGGGAGCTGGTTCTGCAGGTCGGTGACACCGAAGGCACCGAGCGGGTTGTTGATGATCTTCGAGCCGGACATGGGGTTCTCCCGGGTTCGTGGGTGGGTGCTGGGTGCCTCGGCTCAGGCCGAGATGTTGGTGAGCTTGCCCGACGTCTGCGGGGCGGTGTGGACGAGGTTGCCGTACCAGAAGATCAGGCCGACCATGGCGTTCTGGTTCACCGGCACCCGGAAGGGCTGCATGGCGAAGTCGACGCCGTTGAAGACGGCGAGGTCGATGTACTCCTCGTTCAGCGCCACGATCGCCGAGTTCGACGTGTTCGGGCCGTCGAAGCACTTGTCGTCGAGCACCCACGGGATCTGGTCGAACAGCAGGTTCTTGAAGCCCGCCGCGGCCAGCTGCTCGTCGCGCATGCCCTCGGTGAACCGCTGGAACGGCTGCAGGAGAGCCCAGTAGCGGTTGTACTGCTCCTTGCGAGAGAACAGGATCGTCGGCGAGTGGCCGCCCTTCGTCGCGTTCGACACGAGGGACCGCAGCACCGACAGGGTGAGGGTCGCCGACGTGGAGTCGTCGGTGCAGTTCAGGTAGGTGTTCGCCGCCCGGGTGAGGCCGGCGTAGGAGGTCGCCACGCCGGCGTCGTCGACGGCGTCCTGCATGCCGTCGATCTTCTTGGAGTTCGACACCGCCGAACCCCAGATGTCGGTGCCGAGCTTGTTGGCGAGACCCATGCGGGCCTGCTGCCACTGCACGTCGATGAGCGAGGCGATCGCCTGCGGGGAGTTGGCCCGAGCGATGTCACGACCCGACAGGGACATGGAGGCGTAGTACTCCTTCATGTCCCAGCCGCCGTTCTTGATGTTGTCCTCGGGAGTGACGTCGAGCAGGTCGTACCCCTGGTACTCGCCGGTGGCCGAGTAGATCGCCGTGATGAACGGCGCCTCGAGGTGGGTGCCTCCGGCGTACCGCTTCTTGTTGGCGCCGTTCAGCCGCCACAGCAGGGCGACCGAGCCGTAGACCTGATCGGTGATGACCGGCATCACGATCCGGTTGCTGATCGAGGTGATCGTGTCGGTACCGACGATGGTGGGCATGAGCCTGACCCTCCGGTGGGGGGATGCGAGTTGGTCGTGTTCTCATCCATCCACCGGAGCCATCCACACCGGTTGCGCGCAGTATAGGGACACGCGATGCCGGAGTCACGGATCGTGTGTCGATGGGCGCGCGACGTGCGCGCGCTGGGCGGGTCAGGCGCCGCGCTGCAGGTCGTTGAGGGCCTGGGTGATGGCGTCGACGTGCGACGTGCCAGGTCGGACCGGGCCGTCGGGGCGGCGCGGTTCGGGGGGCGCGAGGGACGTGAGCGGCGACTGCGCGACACCGGACCCACCGGACACCGCCGCGGCGCGGGCCTGGCGTTGCGCTTCGTCGACCTCGGTGCGCTGCGGGATCGGCTGGGTCGTCGGGGGCAGGGTAGTCGCTGGGATCTGGTTCTGCGCGGCGATCGCCTTCGACCGGAGTTCGGGGTTCGTCCAGATCAGCTGCTCAGCCGTGTTCTCCCAGACGAGCCGCGGGTCGTACCCCTGGGTGAGCCCGTTCGTGACGTTGCCCGACTGGTTCACCGCGAACGCGATGCCGGCCACCTCGGCTTCGGTGAGCGTCGGGTACCGGGTGCGGATCGCGGACACCGCGGCGTCAGCGGCGGACGTGACCTCGCGTTGGATGCGGGCCGCTTCGAGCGCCTGGATCTGCTCGAGCTGGGCACGGGTCTGCTCGAGCTGCGCGACGGTCTGCGGGTCCGGCTGCGCGACGACCGGGGGCCGCGGAGCGGTCGGGTCGTCGAGCCACGGATCGAACCCGGGCTGAGCGGTCGGCTGGGGCTGGGGGGTGGGTGCCGGCGCCGGCGTGGGGGCCGGTTGCGCGACGGCCGGCATCCGACCCATGAACGCCTCGTCGACGACCTGGCGGAGCTCGGGCGGCATCCGCTGGTAGCGGTCCACCATGTCGGCCATCCCGACGACCAGCGTCTCGTTCACGTCGCCGTACGCGGCGCGCAGGAACTCGTCGGCGGAGAAGCCGGCGGGTGCCGCGTGCTCATCGACGATCGGTGGAGTGGAAGGCGCGTCGGCTGGCGGCTGGTCGACGGTGGGGCCGGGGGCGTCGACGCCGGGCGTGGGTCCTTCGACGAGGATCACGTCCTGTTCGACGACCGGGTTCTCGGCGACGATCGCGTCCATCGGCGAGTCGATCGGGACCCCGGTGTCGGGATCAATGCGCGTGTCGGACGCGGGAGAGGGCGTGGGAGGGGACGCGGGAGAGGGTGCCGGTGGGGAGGGGATGGAATCCTCCCCACCGGCCGACGAACCTGGCCGAGGCTCGCCGTGACCTGGACCGTCCCCGCCGTCGACAGGGGGGGTGTCGACGGTCGGGGCGGTCAGAGCTGGGTCGACGGTGCCGTCGGGCGCGACGGGCACGGTCGGGGTGATCTCGATGCCGTACTGGTCGGCGAGGATCCGTTCGATCTGCGCGGCGTCGACGGTGACCGGACCGTCGGTGCCGCCCTCGGCTGGATCGACGATGCCCGACGCGAACGTCGGGACGGTGTCGTGGGCGTCGTCGGTGAAGCTCATGGTTCCATCCTTGGCTGGGGCGATGGCTGGGGCGGTGAGAAGGTCGACGGGTCAGGTCAACGCGTCGACATGATCCGACGGAGCTCGTCGGGGTTCGGCGCCTGCCGGGGCATCACGCCGGGGATCGGGGACGGGGGAGCACCAGGCGGCGCCTGCGCGCCGGGGCCGGGCATCGCACCCATCGACATCGGGGGACCCTGGCCGCCGATCAGCTCGGCCGGCGACATGCCCGCGCCGGCTGGCCCACCACCCGCGGTCGGGGTGCCACCACCAGGGGTCATGCCGGCCTTGTCGAACGGCTCCCGGGCCTTCGCCTGGATCTGGGCCATCAGCGACGTGATGAAGTCCAGGTCGGCGTCGGGCATCGTGAGGCCCGACGCGAGGGTCTGCAGGACCGACTCGAGCAGTTCGGACATCGTGTTCGTCGAACGAACAGCCATCGGGATCTCCGTGGGATCGTGGGGGCGACGATCAGCGAACGGTCAGCGAAGGGTGGGCGACGGGCGGGCCGGCATCGTCGCCGACCCGCCCCACGTGGTCACGGCCGGGCTACTTGCCCGAGCTGTAGGACTCGTCGCGGACCTTCGGCTTGCCCGACGGGCCGGTGGCGCGGGGGTCGGTGCCGAAGCGGTCGCCCGAGGTCTGGCCGAGCTTCTTGATCTCCGCCGAGTTCTTCACGGCGTCGGTGCGGTCGAAGGCCATCGAAGGCTCCTCTGGTCAGGGGATGGAAGGGGCGGTTGAACGGCAGGGTAGCCGTCAGCCGTCGGGCTGGGAGGGATCGCCGGTGTCGTCGACGTCGACCCAGGTGGACGGGTCGGGGCCGGTGCCGACCGAGAACGACGACGAGCCGTACTCGCCGTTGCCGAACTGCAAGGTGTGGAGCTCGGCGTCGGGCTTGTTGTCGTCCCAGCCGAACGGGGGGGTGGGGTTCGAGGGCATGGCCTGAGTGTACGACCAGCACGGGAGGGGGAACGCGGACCGGCCCCCGATCGGCGGGAGGATCGGGGGCCGGTAGGTGGCGGCGAAGCCAAGCGTCCCGGGCGGAGTGGGACACGGTCGTTATAGCACGACCAGCAGGTAGAAGGCGAGCATGACGAGCAGGACCGCGACGATCGCCGCGATGTACGGCCAGCCCCGGTCGTAGTAGCGGGGCGGTGGGGCCTGACGGTGCCGGCTCATGCTCGAGCCCGCTGACGCTGACCTGGGCCAGCGGCCTCACCCATCGCGGCGAGCTGGGCTTCGCGTGCATCCATCTCCTCGGCGGTCTTCGTCGCGTTCGGCCAGTCGACGGCCTTGAGCATCGCGGCCCGGTCGATCGCGCCGAGCGTGAACAGCTGGATCGCACGCTCCTCCATCATCTGCCGTGCCGTGTGCCGGCGGGAACCGGCGTCGACGTACAGCTGGTACTTGAGCGGGACCGCACCCTGGTTCGTCGGGATCTGGAAGTGGCGGGCCTTCAACGCGATCGCTTCACGTTCCCGGTCCGGGCCGGCGATCGACAGGAGACGGGGCTGGGTGTAGTTCTCGATGATCAGGTCAGCCTTCTTCTCCCCCGCGGTCGTCATCGCGTACTCGAGGTTCCGTTGCGCGAGACGGATCCCGACGAACGCCGACTCCTGCACCGCTTCGATCACCCCTTCGGCGTTGCGGCCACCGGGGGCGCCGCCCCCCTTCTGCATCGCGGCGATCCCCGAGATCACCTCCATGCGCTGCAAGAAGAAGTTGAGCAGCTGCATCATCGACTGGTCCATGTGCGGCGGTGCCTCCCAGCCGGACCGGTCGACCTGGGCCACGCCGACCTCGACACGCTGACCGGGCCGGTTGATGATCGGCGTGCGGCGCAGACCACCCGCCGCGGTCTCCTTCCAGATCGGGTTGCCGGTCAGCTCGACGTTCTGCTGCAGGGCAGCGAGGATCTTGTTGATCGACTGCTGCGGCGAGGTCAACATCTCGACCATCGCCGGCCCCCAGAACTCGCCGATGTCGATGGGGGCGAACCGCGAGTACGGGTGCTGGCCGTGGTCCCACAGGTTCGTCGCCGGCTCGTTCATCAACACACGGCCCTCGGCGACGACCACGACCCGCCAGTTCGACTTCGCCTTCTTCACCGACTCGTTCGTGCGGGTGTCGGTCGTCGACACGAACTCGTACTCACGAATCCAGCACTCGAGCACGTGCACACCGGGGAGCGCCACGTCACGGTTCCCGTCGGCGCGGGCACGCGCGTAGTTCGGTGCCGTCGCAGGGGAGATCGGACCGGGGTTGCCGGCCGGCGTGCCACGACCCGACCAGTCGATGTTCGTCGGAGGCGTGTCGGTGTACTCGGACGAGTGCCCGCCACCGCCGTTGCGGAACAGGTCGCCAGCACCCGGGAACCGGCGATCCAGCTCCTCGACCGACATCTCGCGCGACTCGATGTAGAAGTCGCCGTCGTGTTCGGTGGTGGCACGCGGGTCCGGGTAGAAGTGGAACGGGTGGACGCGGCGCGACACCGAGTCGCCGATGCCGCCGGCGAGATCAGCTTCCCACGACGTCTTCTGGATGCCGGCCCCGTACAGGAACCCGTCCCAGATCGACGTCGTCCACTCGCGCTCCTCCTGGTTCGCGCACCACGTCGCGAGCATCGTCGTCTCGAGCGTGTCAGCCATGTCCGAGAAGAACTGGGAGAACTCCGAACCAGGCAGGGACGCCGGGGAGATGTTGTGGGTGATCCGCTGGTCGGTCATGAACCCGACCGCGGCCCGGATGATCGGCAGGATCTCGGTGACCTGCGGCGCCGGCATCCACGCCTCACGCCCCGGTCCCCAGTACCGGTTGAACATCATCCGGTAGTTCTGGCGCCACCGGGGCAGCATCGGCCGGCGATGGTCACGGGCGATCTGGAACAGCTGTAGGACACGGGCAGCCATCGCCCGGTCATCTTCGGACGGCTCGGACGACGTGTGGATGCGAGCCAGCTTCGGCGGGTCCGCTGCCATGTCGGGGGCCATCGGCAGGATCGTGGGCTCGGTGACGGTCACGACGGCAAGGGTAGACCGTCAGTCGAGAGTGTGGACGAACCGCCCCTTCGACTGCTTGCGGCCCTCGGCGACAGCACGATCGTGCTGGGATTGCAGCCCGTCATCGGAGTCCGGGGCAACTGACGGGTCCCGCAGGTCGACCGGCTGGAAGTCATGCAAGATCCCGGTGCGTTCCGTCGCTTCCGCCGACGCGACCTTCGCCGCTTCGCGCATCTCCCGTCGGCTCGAGACCACCCGGCCGAGAGACGCGTTGTAGTGCTCGTGCATCATCGCCGGCGTCGAGAACCCGAACCGGCGTCGGAACGGTTCGCCGCAGGTCTGGCAGGTCATCTGCTTCGCGTCGTACAGCGCCTTGGTCGGATCGTCGGGGTCGACGGTCAGATGTTTGGTCCGGCACCCGCACCGGTACTCGTAGGTTGGCATCACGTTCTCCCCTGGTCCCAGTCGTCCCACGACCCTTCGTCGCCGGACACGAACTGCTCTTGGCGCGCGGCGGGCATCATCAGCCGGCCATGCGACTCGATCGTCGTCGGGGCGCTCACCGCTTCGTGTTCGCCGGCGGCGTCGACAAACGCGGCACGATCCGGGGTCTGCAGACCTGCGCGTTCCGGGGAGATCGGCCCTGTCGGTGGGACCGTCCCGTTCGCGTACATCATCGCCGCCTCGTACTTCGTGCAGGTCAGCGCGATCGCGAGAGCCATGACGGTGTCGTCGTGCTCGGCGTTGTCGTTGCCTGACGCCTCGTACCCGCCTTGCGGGTTCGTCACGTAGCCCTTGAGCTCGCCGAACGTCGCGGCGTCGTGGATGCGGATACCGGTCCCGGTTGCTTGGGCGGCGGGTTGGGCGGCGTCGATGATCGCGGCCTGCAGGTTGCCGATCGCTTCGGCCTTGGTCTGCATGTTCGTCACCCAGCCGAACATCTGGTCGATCTGGCCGGGGACGCGGTTCGCCTTCTGGTGCATGAACACGTTGTTGTAGGTGGTGCGGACGATCTCGGCGACACCCGCGCCCGACATGTTGTTCTCGGGGGCGAGCATGCCGTGGTTGTACCACTCGCCGAGCTTCAACATCTCCCGCGCGAACTCGGCTGGTGCGAGTCGTTCACGGAAACACGCGACCTGTTCCCAGGTGCGCCGATCAAGGATCTGGCCGCACGCATAGTCACCCTTCGTCGCCGCCTTCGACGCGTCACCACCGACCATGTACCAGCCGTCGGGGCGGGGGTGCCGGTAGACGCGCAGCGGGCCCGTCTCGTCGCGCACGAACCGGACGACCGAACCCTCGCGGACCAGCCGGCCCCGTTCACCGTCCTCGGGTTCGTACACCTTGCGGAGCAGATCCAGGTTGAAGACGTTCGTGCCCGTCGAGATGAACGCTTCCTCGTCGGTGGTTGGGTACTCCTGGTGCAAGGTCTGGATGTCGCCGCGACACTCGTTGCGGAAGATGACGCGTCGCCAGATCAGCCGGGCTTTCACCTCGGAGTCGTCCATGCCGAGCCGGCGCAACGCCCGGTAGATGATCCGTTCCTCGTCGTTCATGTCGGGGAGGCAGCGTGGGATCGGCTGGGAGACGAGGTCAGCCATGCCGATGTGGTTCGCCGTGTAGGTCGGATGCTGCCACCACGCGAAGAACAGCGGCGTGTAGTCGTTGTCGCCCGACTTCGCTCCCTCCCACGTCCGGTTGTACCAGTTGCCGATCCCGTTCGCGGTTGACTCGATGAACTGGAACGTGCGCGGCGCACGAGGGATCGCCTGGTTGAGACCGGTGATCAAGGTCTCGGGGTCGTCGTAGAAGCCGGCTTCGGAGCAGTGGACGAACTGCAACGTGCGCGACCGGCCCGCCTTCGCGTTCTTCGCGGTGCTGATGGTGAGCAGCGACCGGTTCTCCTTCCACGCCAGCTTGTTCGTCGCCTCGTGCTTCGTGGTGAACAGCTCCCTGTGCCCCCACGTCTCCCAGTAGTGCTTCGTCATCCCGAGCAGATGCGCGGACGAGTCGTTGTCGTGTGCGATCACCATGCCCGACATGCCGGGCAGCGCGAACGCGCACTGGAACAACATGCCTTCGATGATCGTCGAGCAGCCCATCTGTCGGGCCTTGAGGATGATGATGCGGACCGGCTTCTCGTCGTTCATGAGAGCTTCGGTCTTCGCGATGATCTGACGTTGCACCCACGTCGCGTGATCACCGAGACGCAGCACGTTCAAGTGCTTGTCCTTGATGTACAGGTTCGAGAGGAACGGCCAGAAGTAGGACGTCATCGGTGCAGCGTACGGTCACGGAACGCGACGAGGGCCGCGATCAGGTCGTCGACCTCGTCGGGCTCGAGGGACGCGTAGTCGCGGCGCGGAGCCGGTCGCGGAGCCGTTCGTTCTCGGCGAGCAGGTCGACGTACTGGTCGTGGGTTGCCATCTCAGGTTCCTTCGATCGGGGACGTGTCCGGGTTCCACATCGACATCAGCATCGACCGGACCTGGTCGGCGTCTTCGGACCCGTCGTTGGACGCTTCGGCTTCGGCTTTGCGGAACAGGAACGGGGCGAGCTTCGTCGCGAGGGCGATCTGTTCGGTGGGGGTGCCGTCGACCATGATGTCCTCGAGCGAGTCGATCGTCAGCTCGATCAGGGTTTCGATGCGGGCACGGAGCTCGGGGGACGTCGCGATGATGTCCTGTGCGGCAGGTCCGAGGGCGGCAGCGAGGTCGCTCACGGTTCGATCCT